CCTAATGTACTACCAGTAACATTAGCAGAATATAAATTAAAATTAGTATTAGAAGAATCTTGGAATAACCATTGAACTGTTGAACCAGAATAAAATTGCATTTTATAAGCGTTCACTGCAACAGCTCCATCATAATTAATAAATGGTGAAGTAAACTTATTTATTGAAGTACTAGTTGATAAAACAGCTGGCCTAGCGTTTTGACTTAAAACTTGTACTACACCAGTGTGATTTAAAACACCAGCTGTAGTCCAAACGCCAGGACCTAATTGTGTTATAATATTACCAGTCACATTAAGTATACCATTTGTTGAAGTCATTTGAATACCTCTATTACCAATATGACCCGTAGCACCATATATATTACCAGTTATATTAACCGTTGGAGCAGTAGCTACTATATTTACCATAAAACTACCATTCACATCCGTAGTAGTAGGACCATATATATTACCTATAATATTAACAATACCATTTCCACCTATATAAAAATTACCATTTCTACTATATCCACCTACATTTGGTGAATAAACGTCTCCAATATAGTTTAAGACACATGTACCATATGTTCGTAACGCTGTTGGGTCCATGTTGCCATATGTCTGTTGTTTAGGGCCTAAAATATAACCACCATTTATTGATGATAAATTTACTATGTCTGGTGAGTTTGCGTTGATAGCTAACACAATATTAGCATTAGCAGTGTTGGCGTGCACTACAATACCATCACCACCATCAAAAACAATATTTATAGATGTATTGACATCAAATTTACCAGTAGCTGTTGTACCATATACGGTACCAACACTTTCTGTCATTTCTAGATTGTATAGATACGCTTGTGACCCAAATTTTACAGCAGTAATTCTTATTCTATAATATGTATATGATGTTGTGTTAGCTAAAATCCCACTTGTATACGGAGTATAAGCTACGTTTGCTGTTACTGTTTCTAATACATTATATGTTATCCCATCATTAGAACCCTCAAAAACCCAAGACTGTGGAGATTGATTGATATTATTATTTCTATAAAAATAATATCTCTTAATTACTTTACCAGTGGGAAACATATACCCAACATAACAATCAGTTAAATTAGTTGATGACCAAAATGTAGAATTAGTATAATCAAATACCACATAAGCATTAGATGTATTTTGACCAGCAAAAGCTTCACCACTTGGTAGTAGATTACCAGTCATCAAAGGGATAGGCATATCTGGTAGATAAACATCACTAGTACTATTACATAATTTTTTAACTGTTATATCTTGGTTTACTATAACTGTAAATCCATTAGCATAAACATTGTCAGTACTTAAAGGTAATGCACCATTATCCCAAATGGCTGTATTACTCCAGTTCCCATTAGCTATTGCAAATCTTGTAGCCATAATTATTAGTTTTGAATTATATTATTTTGAATAGTTACACATTCAGATAATGTTTTATTAGTGTGAATTTCGCTAATTTCATTAGTTACTACTCCATCAATTATATCAAATTTTTTAATAACGATTGCGTATAAATCGTTACCAATGTGATTAATTACTATACTGTATTTTTTCATAATTTTTAATTTTAATTATATGTTATTGAATATCTATTACTCCATGCAACATTTGTTGCTTCTTGAGTTGTTATTGTTCCATCAGTGTTTACTGTAATTCTAGTTATTTTCCAAACATTATCATTTTGATTACTATTAATATCAGCAATACCACAATAAGAATACGGTGTCTGAAAATCATGCAATTTTAATGAAGCTGTATTTTCAGACACAACAACTTTTAATAATCTTCCTTTATACGCTATCATATTATCCTCGTATTAATCTTATCCAAACATTATCATTAACTGCGGTAAACCAATAACTAGAATTATAATGAGATTGTCCTTGATAAGTACCAGTTATTGGTGTTCCAGTATAAACACCATTTATATCCCAATTACTAACATTATCTAACAAATTAGCTACGGTATCACCACTAAACACATACCCATCAATAATAGGTATTTCTTCAACAGTTCCACCAGTTAAATTAGGTGAACCTAAAACAGCATGTTGACTAACAACTTGCATCTTATCATAAGTAACAACATTCGGTTGTATTGTTGTTAACCCACTATAATCTAAACCAATATCACCACTTACATTTCTAGCTTGAGCTACATTTGAAGTATCACCTATAAATATTTGTGAGTTATTAAGTGTTGGTAATGATGAACCCCCACCAGTTGATGCACTAAAAGTTATTCTCTTATTTACATCATCACTAATAACACTGATATTAACACCACTAAAACCAAAAGTGTAGGCTGACATACTATCGTTTCTATTAAATGTAACAGAACCATTAGAAACAGTAACACCAGTAGTAAATACATCTAGAGGTAAATTATAATAAGTTGTCGCAGATATTGTATTAGCAATTAAACCGTTAGTAAATATAGTAGCACCAGTTACAGTTCCACCACTCAAAGGTAAAAAAGAACCAGACATTGATGGTAAATTAAGATATGTTGTAGCAGATATTGTTGATGCAGAAATAGTTGGTGCATAAAAAGAACCAGTCATTGTATCGCCAGTTCTTGCTATCCTATCCCAACCTATTGGTAATATTGTGTTAGCAGTTGTTCCAGAGGTATAAAGGATTGCGTCAGCTGTATTTAAAGCTATTTCACCTAATAATAAACTACCAGCAGTTGGTATTTTACCAGCAACACTTGAACGTTTTAATAAAAACGTATTGTTTCGATTAGCCATATGTATGGTTCAAAATAAAAATCTCTATATAGAGTTATGTGTAGGTTATGTAACCTCTATAAAATAAATATGCACAACTGTAAATTGTGCATATTATAATTATGATATTTTTAAAGTAAATCTTTTAGTATGTACCACCAGTTAAATTAACTATTTTATAAATACCTTTCATTGTTTTTAAACTTAAATTTTGTTATATTAAAAAAGGACAAGATAACCCGTCCTTTAATAAATATGTTGAAATAATGAAAAATTAGTATTTTCTTCGGTCCATCAATAGCTACCCCCATCTAAGATGTCGTTTTCTGCTAGTACCCTTACACCATTTGGTGAGTTTTTATCATAGTTAGTGTTTCTAATTATAATATCACCTAATTGAGTAAAGAAGTTTCTGTTTGCATTTCCAGTTGATGATGTATATTCAGTATTTGGGCTTAAATTACTATTTGAATAAGATAAACCGATATTCAATGTAGTTGCAGTATTTGAAATACCAGAACCATCTTGAATTGTCCAACCAGCACCTAATGATGTTGATGTAGTGCTTCCAGTCGGGTTGTAGTTCAACGTAATGTTATCATCTTCTACGTATAATTGAGAAGTAAATGCAGAAACAGATGAGCCAAATACTGTTAATGAACCTTGAATTACAGCATCACCAGCCACTGATAAACCACCAGTACCGACACTAACTGAACCATCAGAAGGAACACTAAACGCATTTGTTGCGGCATCATAAGTAAACCCAGCTTCATTTGTTAATAAACCACCAGTTCCTACATAAACAACTCTACCATCGGTTAAATTACTTAAAGTTAAACCAGTCATTGTTGTTATAGTAGAAGTTAAATCAGCTTGACCTTGGTTTTGTTTGATTGTGAACGTATTTGTTGTTGGCGAATATGTGAATCCAGTTACATAAGTATCAGTTGAAGTTAAACCAGTTACGTTAAATGTTCCACCAGAATTATTATTTAATGTAAGAGTACCAGCTGCATAAGTACCTCCAGTTAAATATAGGTCATGTAATCCAGTAATTGTTACATCATTAGCACCTTTTCTATTTAAAGTTAATGAACCATTTGAACCAATATAAGAAATTGTACCACCAGTAACATAAATATCATTGTTTTGAGTATACGCAGTTAATGTACTATAATTTACAATATCATTTGGATTACTAGCAGCTGTTGTTACACTACCACCAGTTACATTCAATGTAGTGATATTTGAAGTACCAAAATTAGCTGTTGTTGCTGACAATGTACCATTTACAGTTAAACCAGTCATTGTATTGATAGTAGCTGTTAAATCAGCTTGACCTTGGTTTTGTTTGATAGTAAGTACGTTATTACTATAAGTAAAACCAGTAACATAAGTATCAACACCAGCAATTGAAGTAATATCAGCCAACACAAAACCGTTAGTTGTACCAGACAAGAATTTACCACTCAAGTTAGTAACACCACTATATGATGTAATTTGGTTTCTAATTTTTAAATTATATAGGTTAGAACCAACCTCAAAGAAATTACCATTAGCTCCAGCTCCAGCTGGTACCCAATCATTTGTTCCACTGGTTACCCCAGAGAACATCATAATACCAGCAGCTGTGTTTACTATTGGTTCACCAGCATACAACGTAGCACCAGAAAATGGTGCCGCTGAGTTATTATTATTCTTTAGTATAAATCTTGTATTCCTTGTTGCCATTTTTTATGTTTTTATATAAATATATTAGTTTTTTAATAAGTTCCACCCAATAATGAATCATCTTGTATTATTGAATTATTAGCAGTAATCTGCCTTACATTACCTTGTGAATCGATACCTAAATCTAAAGTAGGTGTCGTTACTTTTATTGTCGATGTCCAAACTGTTGAAGTACCACTTACAGTGCTTATATTTCTAAATCTTCTAACTGATGAACCTAAATCTAAGTTTGCATCAACATTTGGTTCTAAATTAGAATCAATTTCAATAACACCAGTTGATAAATTAATTTGAGAATCACCACTACATGAAATAACTGAATTAGTAAAAACAGCTGTACACGCAGAAATAATAGTTGAACCAGAATTACCCTCTGGTTCAATAATAAACGTTTCGTTTATGTCAGAATGATATAGTGGTCTATAATTATTTACCATTTTCGTTATATTGTACTACCAATTATTTTAAACTCACCTAGAGTATAAGCACTTTTATATACTTTTATTGTCACACTATCATTTGAATTTACAACGATAGGTGTAGTCATTACTGTCCCATCAAAAACACCAACACCATTAACACTAATTACAATTCTAGTAATGTTATTTATTTCAACAATTTGTGTAAAATTAATTGAGTATGGACATAAAAAAGTAAACGTTGTGTTACCACCTGGTTTAAATACAAATGAATATGTTACAGTATTTTTAACTTTTGTAGGTTCAAACACTATATCACCATCTCTAAATATTTTTCTATCCTCAACTTCTAACGATACAACACTTCTATTTATTGTCGGTATTACTTCAAAATCATCCTCATCTAAAATGTAACCTAACAATTTCATTTCGAATAATTGAACATAAAATCTTCTATTTTCAAAATCATCAATATTGCTTTCATCACCTATCGATTCCAAGTGTAGTGGCATTGGATGACCATTTACTGTTATATAACATTGTCTAGATTGAAAAGCTCTTTGAATTAATCTATTGAATTTGTTCAAATCTTTCATTCTGTTAGTAAATAATCTAACCTCATAAGTTAAATCAACAGATGTTGGTTGTGGTATCTTGTACAAATCAACACCTCTTCTAACACCGTCCCAAGTTGGTACTTTCATGTAAGTATATGTTCTACTAACTGGAATATTCCACAAACCAGCTTGATTTTGACCTTGTTGAATATCTGGTTTTCTGACAATAGTAATAAATGGTAATTCAATGTTTTTAAATTTATCAGAAAATTGCCATGTTTTACTAAATTCGGTCCATCTTTGAATGGTTAAAAATATAACGGGAACTTTTTCTCCATCAATAGTTAAACCCATTCTGTTATCAGATGTTAAGAACTCAACAACAGTTTGGTCCATATCTTCCTCCAAGACCCCTCTAGGTAAAAAAGTCCCTCTATCAGATATGTCATCTAAAATCTCTTGTCTTCTTTCTGGACCAATTTTTCCTGGATGGATGTTGATATTGGTCATATATCCTTTTTGCATTCCCATACTCTAATTACATACCTCTAAATTCACTAGCGTCAATAGATGCACATACAATCGTTCTAAATGCACCTTTGTAACCCATTATTGTGTGTGCATTATCATAGTTTTTAACACCATCATTAACCACACTAAAATATCTTATTTCTGTTTCAGTTACTGGATAACCAATATAGTCACCATAACTAATTTCTGTTTTTAACTCTTTTAATTGACTATCATAAATACCAAAAGTTAACTGACCATCTTGTAAATATCTAAGACCACCATTTGAATTATATGTTTTATTCTCAGCTTCAGCTAAAATAGGTATAACCTTTATTTCAACTGGTGGAAAATATTTAATACCATCTTTTGGTGCCTCTCCATATAAATTATCAGATGCACTACTCTCTCTATCAACACGATACAAAATAAGTGTAAAGTTACCATCACCTTCAATAGCTTCTCTACCCATATTTATTTCTAAGTTAAAATCTTCTTCAGAAAAAAACTTATTTATACGTGTGATTGGGGTTATTTTTTTGTTATCCATTTGTTTTTTATTATAAATATTTATCTTTTACTTATTAACACGAATAGACTTGATTTTTATTTAAAAAAATATTATATTTACATATAATAACATAAAATTAAAAACATGCTATTTGATTAATTTAGACGACATAAGAGGACGTTCAGCAATAACCTTATTAGAAAACTATGAAGGTATAAACCCATATCTAATAAGATTAAAAAATGAATTTCTAAAAAATAAAAAACTAGCTCTAACTGATAACCAATCTAAATATATATTGGAAAATCATGAAAGAGAACCACTATACATCAACAGAGTAATTGGAATAACACCATATTTAGGTGAAGAATTAAAGAAAATTGATGATTTATCTTTTACACCAGAAAAAGTTCTTATTGAATTTATTCTAGCCGAAACAGATAAAAGCTTTCATATATATGGTAAATTAAAACAAAACCAAAAGGAATCTAAAATGTATTGGTTACCAAAAACACAAGTAACTGATGACCCTTATTTTGAACCTTTTAATGTTGAGGTTGATTTTACAAAATATAACAAAATTCTTAGTAAATATGGTAAAACACTGTATAAACACCAAGAAGATGGTATTAAATTTCTTCTTTCTAGAAATGGTTGTATTTTGGCTGATGATATGGGTTTAGGTAAATCTATGCAATCGATAATCGCTGCGCTAGAAAGTGGTGCTGAAAAGATTTTGATAGTCACTACCTCATCAACAAAAATAAACTGGCAACGTGAAATAAATGTGTTTTGTGATGATACAACTATAGTTGATGGTAAAAAATGGGATAGTAATAAATTTACAATAATTAATTTCGATATTTTAAAGAATTTTCATTCATTACCACCAGCAAAAAAATTAAAAGAAGGTGAGAAAGAACCAATAATGATTAGAGAATTGGTTAATGAAAAATTTGATTTATGTATTGTCGATGAAGCACATAATTTAAAAAACAATGATAGTATTCGAGGTAAAATCATGGTTGATGTATGCGTCAAGTATAATATACCAAAAGTATGGCTTCTTACTGGTACTCCAGTCGCAAATAGACCTATGGACTTTTTTAATCTTTTAAAGATTATTAAGTCCCCTATTGCTAATAATTGGAAACACTATGCAGTAAGATACTGTGAAGGTAGAAAGTTCTTTAGAACGCTTAAAAATGGTCAAAGAAAACAAATCTGGTTAACTGATGGTGCGTCAAATTTGGAAGAGTTGGCAAATAAAACAAAAAACATTTTATTAAGGCGTTTAAAGACTGATGCTGTTGATATGCCAGATAAAATAGTTACACCAATGTACCATCAATTAGATAAACAAGGTTGGAAACACTATGACCAACTTTGGGATGAATATGTTGAAATGAAAAAACAATTAGGTAAAAAAACTAGTGAAACACAAAAAGATTTGGTTGAACTTATTTTATTAAGACAATTCATAGCTAACGAAGCGATTCCATATACTATTGAAATGGTAGAGAACGCTATTGAAATGGGTAGAAAGGTTATTGTATTTACATCGTTTACTGATGAATTGGAAGCTATTGCAAATCATTTTGGTAAAGCAGCAGTTAAACACAACGGCCCAATGTCAACAATTAAAAAACAAGCAGCGGTTGACCAATTTCAAAACAATGATAAAATAAAGGTATTTGTTGGTAATATAAAAAGTGCTGGTGTTGGTATTACATTGACCGAAGCAACTGTTGTTATTTTTAACTCATTTGATTGGGTTCCAGGTGACAACGAACAAGCTGAAGACCGTGCGTATCGAATTGGACAAAATAATGATGTTAACGTATATTACCAATTGTTTGAAGATACAATCTCCACAAGAATGTGGGAAATGCTTAGAAATAAAAAAGATGTTATTTCAACCATTATGGGTGAAAAAACAATAACAGAAGATGAAATAACTGCTTTATTAGCAGAACAATTAATAGATTAACTATGGTAACTGTTTATGGATTTAATGAGTGTCCTTATTGTAAGGAATTAAAAGAATTATTAACTAACGAAGGAATTCAATTTATTTACGTTGATGTTGACCTTCCAGAAAACGAAGAAGAGTTTAATAAAATAATGGAAGTGTCAAAAGCAGAAGAAGTACCTATTGTTAAAGTAGGACAACAACTTTTGGTACCTAATGTATCTTTCACTAGTATAAAAGAAGCTAGCTTATTGGTAATAAAGTTTTTAAATGAGATGTAATATTATCAAAATAAGGTATTCTAATTAGGTTTATTTTATTAACTAAACAAAATTTATTTTTTATTAAATCATTTTGTTTAGTTAATAAAAACCCTTTTTCACCACCAAATCTATTAACTGGTTTAAAATGTTGTATCCCATCATATTCAATACATGTATTATAATCTGGTAAATAAAAATCGAAAGGTAAAACATTTGTGTTTTTACATTCAAAAAAAGTGTGTTGTGGTATAAAAATAATATTATGTTTAATTAAAAACTCTCTTACTTTCTTTTCACCTTTTGATTCTTTACAAATAGGGCAACCTTGGCCTTTTAAATGCATATTTGGTGTTTGTTTGAATGACCCATGTTTATTACATATAATATCTATTTTGTTTTTAGATTTTTTATAATTAACTAATGAATAATCATATTTATCACCATGGATTAATTTAGCTTCATTAATAAAATGATTAGTTTTTCATGTTTTTTAGTATTTATAATAAATATCTATTATTTTAATAAAAGACTGGTTTGGTATTAAAAAGTTACAAAAATTAACAAAGAAATTTTTAGCATAATTGTGTTTATTCTTATATTTATAAGTAAATAAACATCATTATGGGAGTTAGTTTAGAAGAAAAAGAGAAATTGTTCCGTCAGTTAAGACATTCGTTGGGTGCGCCCATACGTCAAATAGAATTAACTGATGACCAATTATGTACTCTTTTAGAAATATGTATTGAGGATTACGCACAATACGTACAAGAATGGTTGATTGAACATCAGTGGCAATCGCTTTTAGGACAAAATGTAGATACATTGGATATGGCATTTGCTTTGAGTGTTAGAAATTTTGATTTCATGACACAATATACTTATGCGTATTCAAAACAAGTTGGTTTACAAACTAGAGGGCCATGGGAACTTAAAAAAGACTTTGTTACACTTGAAGAAGGAAGACAAGTTTATCAAATACCAGCTGGTCGTGAAATAAATGAAGTATTGTGGATAACACCACCAGCAACTAGCCAAGCTTTGTTAGCTAACTATGGTGGTATTGACTATGGTTTTGGTGGTGGTTTCTCACAAGTAGGTGGTGGTGTAGGAACGGGCGGTCCTGGATTTGCACGTTCTGGTTATTACATCGCACCAGCTTTTGATATATTATTAACAGCTGCTGATATGAACTTAAAAAATAGAATTGTTAGAAGTGAATTAGTTCATAAAATAACTGCTGGTCCAAACGGTACTAAATTATTACATTTGATGAGTACACCTGGTTCTAAATTGTCGTTTGGACAAGGTATCGGTGGTGTTGGTAGTGCTAGTGCTATCAATTTAACTGGTTGTCAAGTATGGTATTTCTATTATGATACTAACCCAGACAATGTTGACCAATGTAAACAAGACAATCCAGATATCATCAAAATGCCTAATCAAGTCCCATTATCAAAATTAGATTACGCTGACTTCAACGAACCAACAAAAACTCTTATTCGTCAGTTATTTATTGCTGAAGGAAAAAGAACGTTAGGTAGAGTGAGAGGTAAATTTGGTGGTATAGTTGGTCCACCAGAGGCTGAAAGAACTATGGATTATGATACATTACTATCTGAAGGTAATGATGAGAAAAGAGCTGTATTAGAAAGACTTGATTTAAGGTTAGAAAGATTATCATCAACTAAACAGTTAGAAAGAGGTGCAACAGAAGCTGAAAATCTTAACAAAGCTATGAAATTCAGACCACTAGGGTTCTGGGTATATTAAAAAGAAAAGGGGCGATTAAGCCCCTTTTTTATTAAAAACCCCATTCATCTTCTGGTTCTTCTTTTTTCTGTAACTCTGGTTCTTTATCCATTCCATTTACGATAGCAACCTCATCGATTAATTCTTCGGGCATTTCGCCAAATGTATCATCATATTCATCATCTAACAAAAGTTCTTCATCGTTTCTGATAACGTTTCCGTCTTCATCTTCTTCTAATTCTTCTTCATCATCTTCTTCATTTTCAGAATACTTTCTTTTAGCTTTTACCACTTCTGGTTTGTCAACAACAAAATTCTCAGATTTCTGAACAACGGTTTCAACTATTGTTTTAATTTCAGATTCATGTATAGTTGAGTCAAAATCAGATGGTGCTTTTTCAAAATCATAATAACCATCAGTTTTACCAGTCATTACTTCGCATTCTGCTACATAATCTAACCATTGTTCATAACGATTATCATTATTTTGATTACCAGTTAGATTATAGTATTTATCTCTATTTATAGCTTCTTTTTCATATTTAAAAACTTCTAATAAATGACAAATAGTTTCTGACCATCTCCTAGAAATTAAATAACCATCATCACTAATATCAAAAATGGCTAATATATCTTTAGGTAATTCACCAAGCGTTCTAATTTTATTTAACTCTTCTAATTCTAAATGTTTGGAAATATCATCTAAAACATCTTTCTCATGTTGAATACCCTCTATTCTAGCAATCCTCATTCTTTCATGATAATCCGCTCTAATTTCTTCCCATTCTCCAACTTCCATATTATTTGGAACCTTATCAACCTTGTCCCAGAATTTAATCTCTTTATCTTCCATTCTCATAAGGTCTTCGTAAGAATCTTGGTCACCATCTTTAAATGGCATACCAGAAACTAATTCACATTCACCTTTGGTAAAAATAACACGTTCTTTTAATCTTTCTACGGATTTTTTTGTCGTTTTGTCTTTAACCTTAACGATATCCAACAATATTTTTGAACGAATATCTGGATGGAAACAAACTAGAAGCGGTTTAACTTTTTTATTAAATGCATCCAAATATCTAGCAACGTTATATTCATCAGTATATAGACTATTGTTTATATCGTTAATTCTATTTTGAATGTTTTTATATTCTTCAGTTTCTTTTTCACCATTTTCTTCCATCGCAATCAACGCTTTTTTGAGCATTTCCATTTCTTTGATGTTTTCAAAATCTTTCTCAACAGTATTTTGGTCAATCAATTTACAATTAAGTTCAGTAACTTTTTCTACTGGTGGTAAATAACCGTTAGTATCAAAAAACACTTGTTTTTGTTTTTTGGTCATTTTGTTTTTATCGATAGTTTTTAAATCACCATGTGATTTTGCTGTACCAGTATTTATATAATACATTACATCACCTAAGTTAACATCTAAACCTTCTTTGATAATTAATTCCATATGTGCTTGTTTAGGCATCGGATTACCAGCTTTATTTTTAGTTAGAGACTTCTTTTTGTATTCGTTAATACTAGTCTTCACTTTTGCTTTTGAGGCCATCTTAACAAGCGGAATTTGGAAATTATAAATCTTATCAACATAATCATGATATAACTTAATAAAGCTATGTCCATCACCATCTAACAACATTCTAATACCTTTACCTAAAAATTCTTCAATATAAACTGACATCTTTTTAGATTTAACAGAGTTACCAACCAATTTGATTTTACCACCTATATCATTGGCATAGTTTTTACGAGCAAAATTAATAGTTGAGTTACAGATATCATCTAAATCTAACCCCATTCGACCAATCATATAAGTTTCATTGAACTCAGCTAAGACAGCATCTAAACCAGTTAATTCTTCACCAGCATATTCTTCTGTTTTCCAATGTGAACCTTTTGCCACATATCTAAATTCATCGATATTATCTGGTGCTGCTAAGTTACAACCATCTGTGTCCATTACTAGTGGTCTAAAACCATACTTTTCAGTAAAGTATCTAACCATCAAACGTAAATACTGACGACCACGACAAGTTGTTTCTTCAGCTGAATCTGTATCACCCCAGTTAAAGATATAAGGTGCACCATAAGAACCAAACCATGAGTTAGCTAGGATTTTAAGTGGCAACTGTTTTTTATCATACAAGTTAGCCAACGCTTTATGTTCTGCTATTTTCTTTTTAATATCTTCCAATTCCTCTTTGCTCATAGCAGCAACTCTAGCTTCTATTTCAGCAATTTCTTCTGGTGACATTTTCTTATAATCTGGTTTGATAAGTTTTTCTAATTTCTTAGCTTTGCCTTTTTCAATGCCAGTTAAGAATTTGAATTTATCACGTGTATCAACCACATAAGTTAACATACCTTCCATCACACCAGATATGTCCAAATCTGGGAAAATTAAATGTGTTAACTGTGTTTTCGGATAAAGAGCAGCGTAGTCTAATTTATATACGTTTCTAGCATAACCAACTTCTAATAAACGAGATAAACCACCAGTAAAATCTCTTTTAGGTAACCCCTCTGGTATTGCCAATCCTTTTTCATAAGACCATGCAGCCATAATAAGTTTCCATTGACCAGCAGTACCCATCGTTGATGAACGCATAAATGTTGTTGGTAATAACTTAGCAATAAGGAAAGATGCTTGGTTATAAATCTTATCAATTTGCTCTGTTTCCCATAAGTCATCACATAAGTATCTCTGAACTATATACGCACCAGTTACTATTTTATATTCTTCTCTTAATGGTTTCTTTTCAGTAATCATATACCAATCACCATTTTCATCATTGAATGCGTATTTGTTTACTTTATCAGCCCATGTTGTGTTTATTTTATCACCTGGCACGTAGACACGGTTAGGTTTAGCGATTTCAGAATATTGAGTAATATATTTCAAACCCCAACTTTTGATTTCAGAGTTAATCGCCATAGCTCTACGTACAGCATGTGAAATATCCATTATATTGTAACCGTACATGTACGTTTGCTTATAATGTTCTGTTTCACCACCTAATTTAAGGGTTGTTTCTTTACGTTGAATTTTAGATATTCTGTTTAGCGTAATTGCCAACTCAGTAATTGGAATAGATAAACGTTCAGCACGTTCAAATAAGAAAGGCCAGTCAAAGTTTTCAGAGTTATAACCAGTGATAATATCTGGTTGGACTGCATCTATTATTTGAAAGAATTTTTGAATATTCTCTCTCTCTTTATTCCTTTTATCTATAGCGGTGTCACCAACTGTTTCTAAAACACCTTCTAAACCTCTATTATCTCTAACACCTATTTGAAAGATTGCATGTTTACTAGCAAATAACCCTTCGGTCTCCAAGTCAAATTGAAATCTGTGAACATCGTCATAGTCTTCAACCCCTTTAAATAAACGTTTACCAGTTTGAATGAGATATTGTTCAGTTGGACTGAACATAACGAATAAACTTTTTAATGATGGAGATGTTTTATCACCAGCAATCACATGGTCTTTGCTGAACATATCAACACCACCGTCTTTAAAAAATTTTATAAGATTGTTGTAAGAATGTTTACAAGTTGCCATGTATTTATACCCATCTTCCATACGTTGTGGGGTATAACCATTTTCATCACATGTTGTCAGTTTGGTTATCTTAACACCATATTCACTACATGCTTTGATAATTTTAAGTCTTTGACCACCATACAATAATCTAGTTACATCTTCTTTAAACCATAGGAACGGTTTATATTCATCATCATAAAGATATTTACCCTTTTCTGGGTCATTAATAACCAATGTAACTCTAGGTTCATTATAAGACGATTCAATAGCAACAATGTATTTTTCTGGATTAGAACCTTGTAAGAATTGTTCAATAACTTCGTTACTGACTTTTGTTTTAGTTTTACTCATATAAATGCATTTTATACAAATGTACTAATTAATTTGTGTTTTGACAATAAGTTTTGGTAAAAATATTTTTAACTTTGTATGTTACAAAGTTACATTTTTAATTTTAACTATTCAAATAAATTTTATTTTTTAATTGAGCCCTCTAAAACATTGATAAATAGTTCTTCTCTAATAGGAACAATAAGTGTACCACTACCATCTAAAAATTCAATCTCAAATTGACCAACATATCTACCAGCAACAGATGTTTGTTTTGATGTGAATTGATAAACAAGATAGAATTCGTCACAAACACATGTGTTTTCTGGTACAACCTCTTCTATTGTTGCTTCAGAACAAGCTATGCGTTTAACACCAGTCACAACATCACTCATACTAAACGTTATATTTGCGTTTTGTATTTTGTCGTGAAATTTACTAAAATCATTTCTACCATCCTTGATTAACTCAAGTTTTAATTTTGGTAATGTTGCGTTTTTATTTATAAAGAATTCCATATTTTGTTTTTATTATAAATATCCTAATTATAAGAAACCTAATCTAATATTTGGTCTTTCATTGCCTCTAACACCACTACTAGTAGGGTAAGATACCGAACCACTATTATAAGCAACCGTATTGGTAGTCGCAGTATATCTAAAGAATGGGTCGTTAATACCACTTTGTGAACCATCTCTAGATTCAAATTTAACTAATAAATTATTAACGTTATTATAAGTGAATCCAGTTTGTAAAGGTATTGCTGACCAACCAGGTGTATTATTAAAAGTTACTGTACCATCATATACCAATGTCCAATTAGTTGCGTAAGTACTTAAATCTTCTGGTGGTGATGATGTTGGGAAACTACTATTTGTTGTGTGACCCATGTATATTTTAACATTGTTTAAAACTCTATTTGAAGGGGAGTTATTAACGTAATAAGCTAATTGTGTAATAGTACCACCAGTATTTATACTAGTTTTAGGATAGATAGTTCCAGCCCAATAATAATTGTCACTTAAACTTACTGGTGCTATGTTCGTAGAAGATGAAGAACCAGTAGGACCAACATAAACAAAACTAGTTGGTGTACCAGTTGTAGGTACAGTCCCATAATCAACAAAACCATATTTAGATTTAAAATAATTCCAAACGGTAACCATACCAGAATCTGGCACAGCACCATCATATACTAAAACCTCAGCAACATCAATTGAGGACGCTTGTGCGAATGTTGTACCATTAAAACCACCAGCCACGCTAAATTTTGCAGTACTAGAAACAGCTTTCATTTTTTTATCAGCACCAACAGCAACAGTAGTAGCTTTTAGTGTTTGACCAACATAACCATTAACTGTACCACCACTCATTCTATATGTATAGTAATAAAATTTTTCGTCATCAATGTTTTGACTACCCCATGGTATTTGTATTGTTGTAGTATTAAATGAATTATTAGCATACCATAAATCCATCGATGTTGGGCTAGAATCAGCATCAACACCAAAACCCTCACTCTCAAAAGTCCAAGCTGCGTTATATTCAATAATTGGATTACCAGAACTCCATACTCTTAAAGGGTTCTTCCTCATAACGAAAAACACAGTAAAACCACTTGAAATTCCTTGTAAACTCGCTGAATTTGGTGCTGCCAAATATTCACTGTTAACATCATTAAAATTAAGATATGGGAAAGTAGATGATGTTCCACTAGGTGCAAACGTAGCAGCCGAATAAGTTGGTGAGTTAGTAGTAGCAGCTGTTAAATTATTAGCATAAATTGTTTGGTCTTTCCAAAGCCTAATATCTGTATTGTTAATAGTTGCTGCACTATAAGGCAAACCATTAAAAACACCTTTTAACGAATCTACCCAAAGTATAGCTTTAACTGTTCCAAACACTGGTATAGGGTCACCAGAACTATAACCTTCTCTATAATTAAATGGTATATTAAACATTATCTAAAATCTTTTGCAATTAGACCATACAAGTTTGTACCGTCACTTATAAATGTTAGGATATCAATACCGTTTGATAAAGAAGTTAAAACTGGTGCAATACCAGATTGCCACTTGTATTGAGTACCCCAGTTAATAGTTCTACTACCAGTCGCATCTTGTTTTACTATAAGCGTATAAACAGCACCATTTTTAATATTTGTACCATCATTAACTGAAGTAACACCAGTCAACGTTATTGATTGTAAGTTACTATTATCCCAATTAGGTGTGTAAGAAGCAGAAGCAGTACTACCAGTATAAATTGGGTTGTTTGATTGACCTCTAACTTCCAAATTAGGTATATAAACAGTATTACTTGTAGTACCAGTTATATTTTGTCCTCCCAAAATAACTGTGTTATCAACATCTACTAACCTATTACCAAGACCACCAACGATTATTGAATTTGTTGATGTTGTGGTAATCCTAGATAACGAACTACTAAGTATTGAACACGATGTTGAGTCGTTAATTATATTATTAACACCACCAATTATTGATGACCTATCTGAATCACTTGTTGTATCTAATATAGTATTACTATCACCACCAACAATTGTGGTTGAACCTAGGGAATTAACACCTAGACCCTCTATTCTATTACCTAGACCAGCTAATATACTTGAATAACTAGAATTAACTAAATACCCACTTTGACTTGAAAGTATCGTTCCAACAGAAGTTGTTGAGATGAAATTACTTACACCAACTTTTAGGTAACTATTTATTGTTTGACCACTAGCAAAGTTATTATCTACGTTTTTATAAGCGTTATTATTGTACTCATTGAATGTTAGGTGGTAATATTCACCACCAGTACCACCTTGAATCCCAGTTAAATCATTATGATTACCAGATGACGGAACTGAACCAGTTGCTGTGAACACAGTACCAAAAGCTGTTTGTGTTGAACCAGTAGTTTCACCAACCTTAACAACAATCCTACCGACTAAGAATGCATGTGAAGTGATTAATTCTGGTAAAGATGGTGAATTAGCAGCTTCAGCTTCAGCTACACTAGCGTATTCCCCATTACCATAAACTTCATATAAATGGTCATTTGTTTCTTGTCCTCTATAATAATAATTAATTAAATAATTACCAGTTGTAGCACTAACAATATCAGTACCATTATCATAATACGTGTTATTTAAGTAATCCCCACTAGTATCTGCTGTCCATGCTCCACCAATATGATAATTTTTAAAGAATATGTCATCTTGTGAGTTAACAGCTGTAAGTGTTTGTCTATAAGGACCATTCCACGCAACACCAGATGTAAGTGCAACAACACCAGTAGAACCACTTAAACTAATCATCAAACCAGTTTCCCAACCAAATCTATCAGTCATCATGATTCTATCATTTAATTTATTAGCTAAACCAGCACCATAATCACCAAATTCTAAAACATGGATAAAATTACCAAAACGATAAACAACATACATCAAAATAACATCACTATCATTTACCACACCATCATTATTATAAACATTATAAATAGGTGAACCACCGTTATACTCGATAACAATATAATTAGTATCGTTATCAGTCAAAGAAGGTATTGAACCATAACCAGTTGTACCACTATTTACCGTATAAATTTTAGTATCATTTAAATTACCACCATTATCATATAAAGCAACATCTATCTGAGGTAAATTAATTTGACCAGTACCAGTTGATGACCAATTAGTTGCACCAGTTATTGGACCAGCATCATATGATGAAGGTATTGAAATAGTAAATGTACCACCAGTATTGTTAGTAAACGTAGTTATACCATTAGAATAAGTACCACCAGTAACAAATACATCAATACCATTACCACTAGTACCACCGCTAAATACTATGTCTTCTCCATTATATTTTTTAAGTGTAACTAACCCATTGTTAGTTAAGGCTGTATATATAACATTACCTTTTAAAAAGATAAAGTTATCATCTAATTCTGATTGGCTTAATACACTACCTTTGGTTGCGTCACCATAAGGGCTTGTTAATGTTCTTAAAATTAAAAAATTTGGCATGTTTAAAGTCTTTTATATAAATATTCATTAAATCAAAAAAGCAGTTTATCACTACATATTGTTATAGTTATTATTGATGTTTGTATAACTTAAAGGGCAGATATAAAATTTAAAATAAGATATATCACCTATAAATGTTCCAGCAAAATTTTGTTCGATTAATAAGTCTCTATCGTTATTATCCAAACCATCAAATGTTTGACTCTCTAATAAACCTTGTGAACCACCACCTAAACTAAAATTAAATGGTACACCTATTTGTTTATCTTTATATTCATTTAATCGTCTTGCGATAAATTCATCAAACTCATCAACCCAATAAACTAATTTACCGTTAACATAAAAAGATAGTCTACCTTTTCTAGGTTTATTATATTTTAACTCACAATCGTTTAGTTCTTCACATGTGTTGAACTTTATTGTTATGTGTGACCATTCATCATCTAAAACCATATTAGGTTGAGAGTAACCTTCTTCTATGGTTGTTCCAGTTACATAAGTTATAACACCAGTGTTTGCTGTAACACATTGTCCAGTAACTGATAATAATCGATAACCGATACTACCATCATCTTTTATTCTAAAACCTAATGCGTTATCAATTACATCTGTTTTATAATCTAACTCTGTTATTGGAGAAGTAAACCCACTAAAAGTACAAACAGTGTCTTTACCTAAACCATCACCGTTTCCACCACAAGAAAAACAATTACATCTTTGTTTGTTAGAACCTCTACCATAAATTAAAAATGGGTTTTGATTGTTAGTTATTTTTTCGTTTGTTTTAACAACCACAATACCATTTCCATCATAAGAACAAGCGGTCTGACTACCTAAACCGTCATGTACATTTCCACAAACTGAACAAACCGAACATGTTGTAGCGGTCACTGTCAAATCAATTTCATTTTCAAATATAAATGTACCAGAAGCACCAGTTAATAATGGATACCTATCATCTTTTGCTCTACCATATATTAAAAATGGATTCGTGATTAAATCAATTGTTATTTGAGGTGGGTCTAACGGAACAGCAACACCATAGTCACCAATTATATAAACTTCATTTTCTTTTGGAATTGTACACCATTGAGTTGTGGTACCAGTACAACCAGAAGGTATAGTACATCCACTAGTACATCCAGTATTAGCTCCTTCCCAAATATTCCAATATTTGTTTTCAGCTCTAGTACCCATGTAGAAGAAAAACCCTTTATTATTAGGGTAATCATCATTAAGAGTTGTACCACTAGCCACACAAGCACTTGGTCTTAAAACGATTTCACTCGACCAACCCTCACTAGCTCTAGTCGGTAATACTTGATAAGAATAACCATCAATTTTATAAAATCCTTGATAAAAACCACCACATAAATTAATATAAGTTGTTGCACCAGTAACTACACTCATAGGATAAATATAATCACCAGTAGTACCAGTAACTCTAGTCATAAAGAATCTAGAATCACCAGACGGTATAGTCAATGTAGATGCAGTTATTGCAGATAATAATGCTTGATTTGTTGTGTCTCCAGTAGTTTTCTCAAATGTAATCAAACCATTATCAATACCAGTTAAACCAATTGTGTTAAAAGTATAACCCGTATTTACTGCTTCAGTCCATGTTGATAAACTGTATATTGTCGTAGATGTATAAGCACTATTAGCATATGTTGATAAATTGTTAAAATCAAACCAAACAACACTATCACAAGATTCACTATTAGGGGTACCACAATTATTATCCTCATCAGAATTCAAATAGAAATCCCAATAATCTGAATTAGATAATTTTAAATCTAATTTGTTAAAATTAAAGTTTTTAATATTTCCCATTAGAAGCTTTCTAAATTAGTTCTTTTCCATCCAGATGATGTTTTAATTCCTAAAAAATCAACTAGTTTGGTTATATCAGTTTTTTGTCCATAATTTTTATGTAATTCTTTGTGACAATCTTTACACAACGTTATCCCATTATCAATACAATATCTTTCATTAATATTATTTGACCAAGAATTAATATGATGTGCATTTAAGTTTTTACCAACACTAAAACATTTTTGACAAGTAAAAAAATCTCGCCTCCAAACATTAATTCGCCATTCAACATATTCTAGATTACTTCTACCAATTTGATTTTCTTGTGTTTTACCACCCAACCATCTTGGATGATTTTCTGGATTTGTTTTAAATAAATATGTGTATAAACATTTTCGACTACAAAATCTAGAACCTATTTTAAAGACTGATTTTTTAACTAAATATTCTTCTTTACATGTTTCACAAACACATTTGACTCTATCTTTTAGTTTTAATTTATTACTTTTTATCGACTTTTCAATTCTTTCTTTCTTTTTACCTTCATCTAAATTTGTTAAATTATCATAACCTTTATATTTAACTTTTGATTCCAGACCTTCTTTTTTAAACCAATATCTAACAGTTCTACCACTAACATTGTAAAAAGTAGCTATTTCATCAGTACTTTTGTATTGATTGATTAAATCAATTAAATCATCTATTTTATATTTCAAACCACTCATATTAAAATTCTTCTAATTTAACCCTTTTCCATTTATTTAAACATTTTAAATATAAGTAATTATCATCTCTAGTTATATTTCCTTCATTACCAGACTCATCATTTGATGAACTTGGAGTATAGAAAGGTATTGTTAATGCACTAGGTTTAAAATCGTTGTTTGTTACGAAATCACCATTATTATCAGTTATTAATTCAGCTGATGAATCTTGTCCTTTTGCATGTAAAACTATTAAACCACCACCAATAGCTGTTTCTTGTGTTCCATTGTAGTTTAAATCAATGTTATTATCTTCAGCAAGTATTGTTTGTGTTTCTAAATACGTATTATTTGAAGACGTAGTACCAGTAGATAATTCTTTAACTGCTTCAACTAATATTGGTACTATTTCATTATAATTCAATGATAACATACCATCACCTTTAGTTCTGTCTCTAACAATAATTGGTACGTGCTGCTGTACTTCTTGTGCTATAAAACCATAACGTAACCCACCACCCATGTTTGATTCTGGTGTATATTCAAATGAAACACCTCTTAGGTTTTTAATTACATCTAAAGAATTAGACAAATCTTGGATATTTTGTTTAAGTCTAGCATCTGAAGTACCAGCCACTATCTGACCGTTTATATCAGTCGCTAAAGGGTCTGTAGATGTCAAACCATCAATAATCAAATCTGGGACATAAACCATATCTGATAAATTACCTATTATGTTTTGACCACCTAAAACAACGGTTCTTTGAGCACCTGGGTTTATTTTGTTTGTATCACCACCAATAATTGCACATAAATCAGCATTACTTGTTATAAAATTATTTTGACCACCTAAAATAGCACTATAATCAATACCCGTAACACCAGATATTATGTTATTATAACCACCAATAATTGAAGAGAAATTACTATTATATATGTAACCTTTCCATGTTGAAATTAAAGATGTAGAACCACCACCACCACCAGCTAAAGTAGATTCATACGCACCTATCAATGCGGAATAACCAGTTGATGTTGTTGAGCTATAACTACCAATAGCTGCTGAATTAGCTGTACTACTCTCAATCGTCACTGATTCACCACCTAGAATAACACTATAACTAGCACCAGTTTTTATTTTATGCAACCTACCACCTAATATGGCTGATGTATCACCAGATGCACCATATTGAGTTTTATCTAAAACATTACCTTTAAAATGAGTAAACGATGTGTCACCAGATGCCGTATTATATTGACCACCAGCATGTGAAAAATTACCATTTGCTAATGTTGCTGCATTTTGTGCGTGCGAATAAGTACCACTTGCTACAGACCCAGCACCTTCAGCATGTGATACCCCACCACTTGCTATTGTTTGAGAACCTTCAGCATGTGATGAAGTATTAGTCGCTATTGTACCATTACCTTCAGCATGTGAACCAGCACCAGAAGCTATTGTTCCTTGTCCTTCAGCATGTGAACCAATACCAGTTGAAATTGTTTGATAACCCTCAGCATGTGAATAATCACCAGCTTGAGATAAATAACCTTCAGCATGTGCACTTGTACCAGATGCTATTGTTAAATAACCTTCAGAATGTGAATAAGCACCACCAGCTTTAGAAAAATAACCTTCAGCATGTGCGGTTATACCAGATGCTATTGTATTAAGACCTTCAGCATGTGATGCAACTCCACTCGCAATAGTACTACCACCTTCAGCGTGTGAACCAGTATTACTAGCTATAGTATTAGAACCTTCAGCGTGTGAATAATTACCATATGCTTTTGTATTACCACCTTCAGCATGTGAATAATCACCAGCTTGTGTTTCGTAACCTTCAGCGTGTGCAGTTGTACCAGATGCTATTGTTTTAACACCTTCAGCATGCGATGCAATTCCAGTTGCTGTACCTCCACTTAAAATTATAGCACCATTATAATAACCACCTTGAGCATGCGCACCTTGACCACTAGCCACACTGTAATAACCTTCAGCGTGTGAACGAATTCCACTAGCTATTGTATATTCACCTTCAGCATGTGATGCTGAAGCACTTGCAAGCGTATTAGCACCTTCAGCGTGTGCAAAATCGTCACTAGCGGTTGATTGACCTTCAGCATGTGATTGTATACCACTAGCTACAGACCCAGCACCTTCAGCATGTGAATAATCACCACTTGCTATTGTTTGAGAACCTTCAGCATGTGAATAATCACCAGCTTGAGATAAATAACCTTCAGCATGTGCGGTTATACCAGATGCTATTGTACCATTACCTTCAGCGTGTGAATAATTACCATATGCTTTTGTATTAGCACCTTCAGCATGTGAACCAATACCACCAGCTATAGTATTAGTACCTTCAGAAACAGAAGTTGAACCACTAGCAATACCACCAGAACCGCCTAATACAGCTGAATTAGCACCAGTACCAGCAGTCCATATTGTAGAACCAGATGAAGAACCATTGTATTGCCATTCACCCATACCTTCCGAATCAATACATGTCCAAACATAACCAACTTGTGGTGAATCACTAATTATAAGTCTATCGGTTCTAGTTATACCAGAAGTATCATTCCATATTGTTCTTCCAGTATAATCAATTCCTTGTGCCGTCAAAATATTAAGTGTTAGTGTATTAACAGCACCACTATAATTTCCACCACCTAAATTTGTCATACCAGTTACTGTAATACTATAACTAACACCAGTATAATTTGTATAACCAGTATTTCCATCAACAACTACCGCACTAGATATATTAGGTGTGAAAACATTTCCAGTTGATTGTGTAGTTGCTGAGTTTGAAGGTGTTATTGCTGATAAAGCACTTTCACCTAAGCTCATTCTACTATCACCCCATGTAAATACAGTTGTTGTGTTGTTACCAGAGAATGTACTATTTATAAAATTAACTGATTGTGTGATAGAACTAATACTTGGGTTTGGTCCAGTTGGTAACATACTAAATGGCACACCAAATGATGTTCCACCAGACAAAACTGTTGTTGTTTCTATTCTTTGTTTTACTTGTCTATTGTTTGAAAAGTCTAATTTCGTTCTAAATCCCATATTTTTATCGGTTTTATTATAAATATTCTATAGTTTGAATATATTTATAATAAAACTTAAATTATGGCAACATTTAAAAAGAAACAATTAGATGAATTAGTTGGTGGTGATATGTTTTCAAATGGTAATGATAGAAATCCAGTAAACAATAGTGAAATTGAAACTGGACCATATGACAAATCATATGATGATGATTCTTACTATGAAAAGAATGTTTCAACAACAACTGATAAAGTATTTGGTAGATATAGACAAAATATTCCATGGTTTGCTGTTTATAGTTTTGGTGGTTCTAGAACTGGTGGTATAACAATAAACTATGGACTTAACGAAAATAAGAAAGTAATTAAAAAAAGCACTGTTGAAGAAATAATTGAAGATTTGGTTAAAAGAGGTAAAGATTCAGAAGTCACTTCTAAAGATTACAATCCAGATGTTGAAAAAGTGATGGATAAAATCAAAGATTTGGATTTATCTGAAAAACAAATGGAAGAATTAATCAAAGCTATTCATGATAAAAAGAATAACCCTAAATCTAACAAAAACCTATAATGGCTAACAGAGCAATAAAAGATAAGTTTGTTAAAACCAAAACGGATGAAGAGGCTAAGAAATACAAAGCTTATGCTATGGAAGAATCTCGTTTAAAAAAAGCTAAACAAATGTGTTTGGAAAACAAAGATTGTTCAGAATATCAACGTTTGGGTGGTGATAATAGATTAAGAGAAGTTGAAAATTTAGTTCATCAAGAACAAAAAAAAGATAAAACAAGAAGGGAAACACAAAAAGATACAAACCCAAACAATATGTATCAAAAAGAAGACCCAACATCTGTTAGCGTACCAAAAGTAACAAAAGGTAGCGACCATGATGGAAGCACAAAAAATAAAATAATGTCTAATAAAGAAGCAATGAACGAAGAAATTGAGAAAGAAATTGATTCAATTAGATATTTAATAGAGTATATGAATAATAACAAAAAAAATAAAATTTAAATAACATGCCTCAAGTTTACAACGGTGCACAGTCACCATTAGAATTTTACGCAATTAACGGTAGACCATCATATCCTGGTTCTGGTAGAATTGCATTATTAGGAACAACATTTATTGGTACTGGTAAATATGCTTTCCAAGGTCCTTATAAAAACCCAGTAATTAGTGGTTCTCAAAATACTAAATATAGTGTAACACATACGAATGCGGTATCCGATTCAACATCACCGTATAATGGTAAAGGTACTGGTGACCAAATAGATATGACAAACACATATAATGGTATAACAGCTAGAGCTAATTATGCTGGTGGTAGTATTGAAGATAGAAGTGGTGTGTCATCACAACCAGGTTCTGGTCGTAATCCACAAATAACAGCTAATGCTGGTTTATGGGGTTATGGGCCAAACCAAATAGCTGGTGATAAATATGTAGCACCTAACACGTCACAAAACATCGGACAAGTTGTAATTTAATTTTTAATGAAACTTTACAATTTATATCAATCCATTATATTGGAAGAAATTATTAGATTGGTAGAGCTTAACGAAGCTGTATCAACTAATGATGTTGATAATGTTTTGAAAGGTGACCCAGAAAAAGAAGGTAAGTTCTATTATGTTTCTTTTAAATACAAAGAAAAAGATGGTTCTATGTCAAATAGATGGGTTCAAATATACCAAAGAAACATTTCAACTGCTAATAATGGTTTGATTGATGCGTATCAGATTTCTAGAGATGGAAAATCAAACGGAATTAATACAAGAACTGGAAAAGAAGAAAGTTTTGAAGGTTGGAGAAAATTTAGGTTAGATAAAATGAGTGATTTTAAAGTTTCTAAAGTTCCGTTTTATCAACCAACATCTGGTTTTAATAAAACTGGTAATAATTCACCAACAGTACAAAGTACACAAAAAATTGCACCAGTTGGTACGTATAAATATGCGGCTAGTACAATTAAAAATAAAGCGGCTGCTGAAAAACGTGCACAACTGCAACCAGTACAACAACCAGTACAGCAACCAAAACCAGTACAACAACCAGTACAGCAACCAGTACAACAACCAGTACAACAAAGTACTAATTTAAATAATAAAGAAGAAGAAGAATTAAATAACGTATAATATGGATAATCCAGCACCAGTAAATTTATCTGCACTTAAAGGTATTCTAGCCAATGCAAAAAAGGTTATGAACAAAGTGGAAGAAAATTCCACACCAAAAGGTAGTAATAAAAATATTAGAGAAGATTATAATAGCTATCAAGAACCTATTTATAGTGAAAGTGATGAAAGAGAACCTATATATGAACAGTATTCTCAGCAACCACAATCTAGTATGCAACCACAAATGTATACTGCTGAACAAGTAATGAAATCTAATTTACCACCAGCGGTAAAAGAAGCAATGCTTAAAAACCCAATTCCACAATTACAAGGACCACCTTCTAAATTTAGTTTAGAAGATTTAGGTGAATTAATAGAAAAACCTAAAAACAATTACAAATCACCTGGTGTGCCATTGCGTGAAAGTACTGATAATTATCAACAACCAATGTCTGTTGACCCTAATGTTTTAAAAGCTATGATTAAAGAAGCTGTCGCTGAGTATTTTAAAGAATCTTATGAAAAAAGAATTACCGAAGCCGCTATAGCTAAGACAATTAATTTACTGATAAAAGAAGGAAAAATACAAACAAAGAAAAAAATATAAAAAAAGGGGTTTTTTAACCCCTTTTTTATTTACATATGTTTTAAAATCATTATAATTAGATATTGATAAAAAGTTTTTAAACAAAAATCTATGAAAAAATTAAAAGTACTAGTAGTACCTAGTGACAGAACGGGTGTTTCTTATTATAGAAGTACAAACCCACACATTGCTTTAGAAAAAAACTATCCAAATGAATTTCACGTTGATGTTGACTATGAACCACAATTAGATAATGATGAATGGTTAAAACAATATGATATTATTCATTACCATAGAACTTTAGGACCATATGATAAAATGCCAGCTTTGTTAAATAGATTAAAAAATCTTGGTATTGTTACGATTATGGATTTGGATGACCATTGGTCTCCTGGGACACATCATCCAGCTTACTACATGATAAAAGCTAATAAGTTAGATAAGATGATTTTAGATAACATTAAATGTGCTGAAAATGTAACAACAACTACAACATTGTTCGCTGAAGAAATAGGTAAATTTAATAAAAATGTTTATGTATTGGCAAATGCTATCGACCCAACAGAAAAACAATTTAAACCAGAACTTGAACCATCAAATGGTAGACTTAGAATTGGTTGGCTAGGTGGCTCTTCACACTTAAAGGATTTGGAGATTCTTAAAGGAATTGTGGGTAGACTTAAATCAGATGGGTTATTAGATAAAGTTCAATTTGTATTGTGTGGTTTTGACACTAGAGGTACACATACTGAAATCGACCAAACAACTGGTGAACAAAGAACCAGAGCTATTAGACCTATTGAAAGTGTTTGGTATCAATATGAAAAAATATTTACAGATGATTATAAAACTGTAAGTCCAGAACATAAAGATTTTCTTATAAAATTTATACCAAATTCTGAATTTGAAGGGGTTGGTAATGAACCATATAGACGTGTTTGGACAAAACCAATTTCAACATATGCTTCTAACTATAACTTATTTGATGTATCTTTGGCACCACTTGAAGAAAATGTGTTTAACAAAGTTAAAAGTCAATTAAAAGTGATTGAGGCTGGTTTTCATCACAAAGCAATTATTGCACAGAATTTTGGACCATATAAAATAGATTTAAAAAATGCTGTTAAATTTGGTGGTGGTTTTGAAGAAGATGGAAATGGTATATTAATTGATACCCTTAAAAACCATAAAGATTGGTACGCTTCGATTAAAAAACTAATACAAAACCCAGAAGTGGTTACGCAATTACAAGAAAATTTATACAATACTGTTAAAGATACGTATTCATTGGATAAAGTAACTGAACAAAGAAAAGAATTATACTTGGATTTGGTTACCAAAAAACAAGAAACAATAACAAGAAAAGAATCAATCACCACATAATATGTCAAGAAGAGATGATGTAAAACTTTTATTTAACTTTATGATTGAGTTATTAAAAGAAGAAGAAACAAAACCAGAAGTTAAAACGGAGGTTAAAACGGAGGTTAAACAAGAAACTAAAGAATTGTTAACTGAAAAACAAGAAGAATCGGCTAAACATATTTTAGACGTTATGAAACGTGCTGAACTTATGGATAAAATGAGACGAACAACAATGAGTAGACCTACTTTAGTCCCAACTAATCAAAGAGATATCGAAGATGTTGTTCAAAATGATAAAAAAATAATTGAAACACATGAAGCTGAAAGTAAAACTAAAAGTCTTAATGAACTTAAAACAGTTTTAACAAATGCTAAAAATTTTATGGACGATTTAGAAACTAAAAAACCTTTAACACCTAGCGTCCCACCAAGTGTTTTAAATGAACAAGAAAATCATATATACGAACCTATCAGTAAGTCTGATAAAAAAGTAAAAAATGAGTATTGATTTATTGGTTTTTTTAATGTATATTTGCTTTAATAATAAACATTAAAAACCAATAGTATGCCTTTAGAACAAGAAAAAATCGTTGCTAACACAAAAAAATATTTTGATACAGCAACAAAATTAGGTTTCATGAACGAAGAGTTGATGAAATTTTTAGGGGAGTCTTTTATTAAAGCTCCAGCTTCTACTATGGCTGACCTACATAACGCTTTTGAAGGTGGTCTAATTGACCATCTTCTTAGAGTAGGGTCTTATGCCGTAAAATTTAATAACGCTTTACCAGAGGACGAAAGAGTTGACCAAAACTCATTGTTAAAAATTTGTCTTCTTCATCAAATCGGTAAAGCTAATCTTTACAAGCCATGTGATTCAGAATGGCACAGAAAAAATCAAGGAAAAATGTATGAGTTTAATGACGACTTAACATCTATGCGAGTAGGTGAAAGAAGTGTTTATTATGCTATGTCACACGGTATTTCATTTACTGAAGAAGAATACAGTGCAATCATTAATTTAGATAAAAATGATGACAAAATGGCTGAGTATCATAACTCAATGTTAGGTGACTTATTAAAAACTGCTGCAATTTTTGCGATAAAACACGAAAAAAACAAAAAATAATGCAAGACTTATTAACAAAAATGAAAGAAAAAATCCTTTTGATGAATGAACCAGATAGTGGTTATACTCAAGATGATTTTAATAAAGAATTTAACACTATGACAATCGTGGATAATCCAGATGCTCATAAACTATCTTTCAATTTTAAAAATGAATCTAATAACCCAGACCCAGAGTACGCAACAGCTGGTTCTTCTGGGTTTGATTTAAGAGCAAATTTAGATTCACCAGTAACTATACACCCAAAAGGTGTTAGAATTATACCAACTGGTTTATATTTTGAAATTCCAGAAAATTTTGAAATTCAAATTCGTCCTCGTAGCAGTCTCGCTGCCAAATATGGTGTCACAGTTTTAAATTCACCAGGAACCATAGATTCAGATTACAGAGGAGAAATAGGTGTAATATTAATTAACCATAGCGATAACGCATTTACAATCAATGGTGGGGATAGAATTGCCCAAGCAATTGTAGCTTCAGTGATTTCTAAAAACTTTATAAAATTAAATAAAGTCGATAAAATAGAAATAAATACAGAAAGAGGTACTGGTGGTTATGGTAGTACTGGTATCAAATAATCCAAGACCAGTTTTTAATATTATTTCTACACCTATAGCTAGCGGTCCCTACTGATATATTAAAACACCTAGCGGCTTCAGTCGCACTATCAAAGATTAGGTCACCTACACTTACCTTTTTACTTGTAGGTGACCATTTTCTTTTTTTAGCAGTTTCACTCATCTTTTGTTTAGTTTCCTCAGAATGTTTTTTACCATAAAATGGGTTACTATCACCAATTAATTTATCACTCATTTTCTTTTTAGTTTCCTCAGAATGTTTTTTACCATACATACCATTATCTTGACCAAATTTTGGGTTACTCATTTTATTTTTAGACTCATCAGAATGTTTTTTACCATACATACCGTTTTTTTTACCTATTAGTTTTCCTTTTCTATTTATAGAATAATTTAACTTTGTATCTTCAGAATGTTTTAACCCTAACATCCAACCAGATTGACCTCCAAACCCTACATTGTAACCAATATCTTTGTTTGTACTACTTAATTCATATATCCAATATTTTTCTCTTTCATTTAATTCATCAATAGTTTTACAATATTCTAATATTTCTTTTTTAAAATTTTCTAATCCGTATTTCTTTAATGCGTATTTTAAAATTTTACCAGAACCTAAATATTTCGGGTTATTTTTTGAGTCTTGACCAACGTAAATTTTACCATTAATCAAATTTGTTGTTTTATATATTACCATAATTTAACGACCACGAAGTGGATTTGTTTATAAATATAATGATAATTAGTGAAAACCTTGACAAATCAAATATAAATCCATATATTTGTTGTAATAAAACAAAATAATTGAAAATGACGAAACAAGATTTTATAGAAAAATTAAAAAACCACGCTTCAACTGCTGGTATTTTTGGTGGTAGGTTTATTTGTAAATCAGATGATGAAAATCACTGGGTATACAATAGACCAGCTGTAGATACGTTAGAACCTTCAATAGATTTGTCTACTGAAGGTTTAGTGTTATATACTACAAATGTAGCATTTAGTAATAATACATCAGAAGAAATAAGTTACGAAGATTTTGTAACAAAATATAATTTAAATAGAGAATGATAACAGTAGTATATTGTACCAGAGAATCTAACCCAACACATAAAGAACATTTAATAAAAGGTTCTGGGTTACATAAACACATTGAAGTGATAGAAATAGTTAACAAAGGTGAATCACTAACTAAATCTTATAATAAAGGTTTAAAAAAAGCGACAAACAGTATTGTTGTTTTTTGTCACGATGATATAACAATCGAAACTAAACAATGGGGTAACAAATTAATTAAATTATTTGATAAAAACCCAGAATATGGTATCATTGGAGTTGCTGGTACAAAAGAAATGCCAAGCAGCGGTAGATGGTGGGATAACCCTAGAAAGATGTATGGTAGGGTTGCTCATACACATGAAGGTAAATCATGGTTGTCATCTTATTCAGATGATTTAGGACAAACAATTGAAGAAACTGTTATTGTTGATGGTTTATTCTTTGCTATAAATAAAGATAGAATCAAAAACAAATTCAATGAAGAGTTTGAAGGATTCCATTTTTACGATATTAGTTTTTGTTTTGATAATCATTTATCTGGAGTTAAAGTTGGTGTAACAACTTTGATTAGAGTTAATCACCAATCAATTGGTATGACCAACGAACAATGGGAAAGTAATAGACAAAAATTTGTTGAAAAATATAAAGATGAATTACCAGTTAGTTTGAAAAAAACACTTAGAAAAGGTGAGCGTTTAAAATTAATGATTACTGCTTTGAATTTTGATGACAATAATCCTAAGAGTAAACTCATTTTGGAATTTGCTAAAAAATTAAAAAGTGAAAATCATGATGTGACTATCTGTTCCAACATTGCTGGTAAGTTACCAACTCAAGCTAAAAGAGTCGGTATAAACCTAGCTGCCATCCAACAACCCCCAGGTTTTGCCTTGGGTGATGGTAAATGGACGATAAACACACCAAATGGACCAGCACCGTCACAACCAAACACGTTATACAAAGTAAAAGATTACAAATTTGATGTAATTCACACATTTGATGATGAGATAATTGCACATATGGATAGATTGTATAACGGTTCTAGTATCGTTAATACAAAGTTTCATAATGCTTTATTTGTGGCTAGTGATGACAATCCATTAGTGAAAACAACTATAACAATGTCTAATGATGCAAACGAGGTTTCTAATTTAGAAATAAACGGTGTTATCAAAGAATATCTTAACGTAATATAATGGTTAAAATTGTATCTGGATATTCTGAAAAGGGTGGTTCTACTTCTGCGTTTATTGATTTAACCAATGAACTAAATAAACATGGTATAGATACCACCTTTTATGGGCCACATTCTTGGCATTTAGATAAATGTAAATCTGGGTTATTAGATAACGGATTTATAGTTGACCCAAATGACATTTTAATTTGTCATTTCTTACAATTACCAAACAGACCTAACGCTAAAAAAGTAATACTTAGCTGTCATGAAAAATGGTGGTTTAAAGTAGGTGAAATAAAACAGTATTGGGACACTGCCATATTCTTACACGATGCCCATAGAGAGTATCACAATGCTTATCAAGGTGATTTTACAATAATACCAAACTTAAAACCAGATTTAAAACCTATCGATAAGGAAGAATTGGATTTAATTGCTGGTATCATTGGTAGTATAGAAGACAGAAAACAGACTCACGTATCAATACAAAGAGCATTAGCAGACGGATGTAAGAAAATTAAAATATTTGGTCATGTAGGTGATAACGCTTATTATGAAAAATATGTTAAACCGTTACTTAATGATGATATTGAAATAGTAGGGTTCAGTACAAACAAACAAGAAATGTATAACTCTATTGGAAGAGTGTATCATTCATCAAAAGGTGAAGTTGCTTGTCTTGTTAAAGATGAATGTTGGTTAACAAACACTAAATTCTTCGGTAATGAAGAAACAAACAATAAAGTATCTACGTTATCAAACGAAGAAATAATAAACTTATGGAAACAAATTCTAGAAATATGATTATACATGCACACATATTAGCCTTTAACGAAGAAAAAATATTACCATTCACATTAGATTATTACTCAAAAATATGTGAAAAAATTTACATATATGACAACATGTCAACCGATGGTTCAGATGAGATATATGCTAAATATCCAAAAGTTGAGGTGATTAAATGGGATAGCAATGGTGAAATCAATGAAATGAATTATATCAACATTAAATCTAATGCATATAAACAATATAGCCGAAACGCTGATTGGGTTATTGTTTGTGATTGTGATGAAATTCTATATCATTCTAAATTAATAGAAAAGTTAACTTATTACAAAGAAAACGGTATAACTGTTCCTAGAGTTAACGGTCATGATATGGTTAGTGAAACATTTCCAGAATACGATGGTGAATTAATCACAACAAAAGTAAAAACTGGTTCTGAAGTTTACGCACCTTTTTGTAAGAATATTATATTTAACCCTAAGTTAGATGTTCAGTATGGTATTGGTGGTCATTCATTTAGTTGTAACAATGCTAAATATTCGATTAGCCCAGAACTTAAATTATTACACTACAAATTTTTAGGTGTTGAATATGTTGAAAACATTTATAAAAGCAGAGTTGAACGTTTAAGTGAATTTAACAAACAACATAAATTTGGTGAGCATTATTTTAATGTTCCTTATGAATATATGAATAAATTATTAACTGAAAACATACAAGTTATATGAGAAAAATTTTAATATCTGATTTTACAACTAAAGAAGTGGCACATGGTGGTTCAGAATGGGTTAACGCTGTGCTTATTGAACGTTTTGGTTTTGAGTTTGAATACTCTCAACAAGTTACATCATTTGACCCAAATGCTTTTTATATCATTTCAAATATATCATTAATGCGACCTAATTTAGTTAGACAAATACCTAGTTTAAATTATGTTATAATGGAACATGATTATAAAATTTGTCATTCCAGACATCCATGGCGATGGCCAGATTCAATTATTCCAGTTAATGAAAGAATCAACTATGATTTATATGAAAACGCTAAAGCTGTGTTTGTTCAAACAAATGACCATCAAAGGGTTTACAAAACAAATGATGTTAAAGCTAATTTTGTAAATCTTCACTCATCTATTTGGTCTGAGAAAGATTTAAAATTGTTAGAAACAATATTAGAAGCAAACCCAGAAAAAAACGGTAAAAATGCAATATATGCGACTAACAATTGGATTAAAAATACGCAAGGAAGTATTGATTATTGTACTCAAAACGGATTAGACTTTGAGTTAGTTGAAAATCAAGAAAGAAGAGAAGATTTTTTAAGTAAACTAGCTCAATGTTCGACACTAGTGTTTTTCCCTATTGCTAGAGAAACTTTTTGTAGACTAGTAGTTGAGGCTAAATGTCTAGGGTTAGATGTTATAACGACTAGAAATTATGGTGCTTCTTTGGAAGGTTATTTTGAAATGAAAGGTTTGGAATTAATTGAGTTTCTAAGAATGCAAACTGAAAATAATATAAATAAAATAGGAAAAATAATAAACGAATTTGAATATGCTTAGTGGTATTAAAAAATGGTTAAATAGAAGAATGGCAATGTTATCGTTAGCTATTGGTAACGTTGAAAAAAACATGTTAGGACAAAATGGTGAAACGTTAAGTTCTGACGTTAATCAAGTACAACGCCATACCCAAGGTCAATTGGCTGATTCTTTAAAACATGGTGAAATAACTCAAGAAGTTATGGACTTGAGATGGAGAACTTATAAAATTTTAAGAGAATCTGAAGGTGTAACCGCTGAAATAGTTGGTTATGATGAAGACGGTATGCCTATTGTGAAAACTAAAAAGAAAAATAAAAAACTTGGATTAAGTAAAGTGAAATTAGACCCATCAGATAAATATAAACTAGAAATGGTTGTTGATAATTCAGAAATTGTTATCGGTGGTAATCAAGCAATGGATAATGAAAATATTTCAATGTTAGATGAAGTAATTATGGGTGAAAATGAAAATGGTGATTTAGTTGCAACACATGGTATAATTGATTCTGTTGAATATTTTGCGACTAATAAAGCTGAAAGACCCATTGTCATCAATAGAGATACATTACCTAATTTTTATTTGGAAAGTTTTACATTAAAAATGAATGTTAGAACAATAAATGAAACAGAAAAATTATTAGAGTTTTATGTTAGCAAATATCCAGATGAATACAATAGAACTAGTCGTTTGTTCATAAGTGAAGTTAAAAAAATACTAAATGAAAAAACAAATTCGACAATGTTAGAATTTAATGGTGTTAATTTTATAACGTATAAAACATTGGGTGCTGATGACTTTTTAGAATATGAATATGATGATATCTCATTTGATAAAATAGTTGAATTTAATGGTTATTACATAATCAAATTTACTGCTAAAATAAAAACAGATGGTAACGACATTTTAGAGACACATAGAATGGCTGAATTAGATAAAAAATACGAACAAAAAGCTAAAAAATAATGGGAGATATTACTGTAATTTTAAATGGTTATAAAAGACCTCAGTTTCTAAAAGAACAAGTTGAAGCTATTAGAAATCAAACCGTAAAACCTAAAGATATTATGTTATGGCAAAATAATACTGAAGGTTTTGATAAAGAATTAACGGATGGTCTAATTACTGCTAGTTGTAATCATAATTTAGGTGTTTGGGCTAGATTTGCTTATGCTTTAAACGCTAAAACTGAATATATTTGTATATTTGATGATGATACTATACCTGGCGATATGTGGTTTGAGAATTGTTTAGAAACGATGAAGACACATGAAGGTTTGTTAGGTACAGTTGGTTTGATTTATGATAGACCAGACAGCTATAGACCAAATGTTAGATTTGGTTGGGCCGATATAAACAACCCAGAAACAATACGAGTTGATATTGTAGGTCATGCATGGTTTTTTAAACGTGAATGGTTGGCTGCTTATTGGAGAGAATTACCACCAATAGGTCTAACAACAGTAGGCGAAGACATGCATTTCTCTTACACTATTCAAAAATATTTAGGGTTAAATACTTATGTACCACCACACCCAGAAGATAACAAAAGACTATGGGGTAGCTTAAAAGGTTGGGAAATGGGTACCGAACAAAATGCTTTATCGTTTAATAATAACAATTTAGTTCTTATGGATACATATCATAAAGAATTAATATCAAAAGGTTTTAAATTAGTTAGATATGGAAAAGTTTAATGCTGATTTTGACTATTTCTGGTCAATGATAGAAAACAATGTTAATTTCACCTTTACCAGATATGCGGATGGTGAAGTTATGTTGATGAATGGTATTCCAGTTAAAGAAGGAACACAAGCGTACAATGTTGATAAATGGTCAGCACCAGTTGGGTTAACAAAAGTTGGTATAGAATTAAGAGAAAGTTTAAATCATACTGAGGAAAATTATTATTATGCAATATCATCTAAGACTGATAATATTGGTGATTATTCTTTTTTAAGAAACAACATTAAACAAAATGATGATAAAATAAGTTTTGTTAACCTATGGATTAACGCTAATTATCAAAAATCTATTGACAAATACAAGTCATTAAAGAGAAGTGTTACTTTGATTTGTAACTACAAAGCCAGAAAAGAAAATTTTCCGTTTGAAGTTAATAGAATAATTCCTTTCCCAAATAATTGTATTGACTATTGGGAAATTAGTGGTGATAGTTTTATCGAAATGTTATTAGCTGAGGTTGGTGACAAACAAAATGAATTGTTTTTTATCTCATGCGGACCGATTTCAGAGATTATTATAGATAAACTATATCGTAACAACCCAAACAACACTTACGTTGATGTAGGGTCTTCTATTGACGAATTTGTACATGGATATAAAACCAGACCGTACATGGATAATAACACAATTTACAGTAAAATGATTTCTAGTTTTTAATATGGTACAAGTTGTATACACACATAGCAATTGTTCTGATTTATGGGAAATGTTTATAAAACAAAATCAGAAACATATAGGATGGCCTATATTTTTTATAACAAACGAATTGATACCAAACTTTCCAGAAGATAGTCAATATGTCTACAAAGATAGTGATAATTATTCTGATGTTTGGATTGCCGCATTGAATAAAATTAACTCTGAATTTTTCATTTATCTACAAGAGGATTTTATTTTATATGCTGATGCAAATGTTAGAAAAATAAATGAATATACTGAAGTATTAAAAAATAGTGATTATTCGTTTGTTAGGTTAATTAAATCTGGTGAAGTTAATGAAAAAGTTGGTGAAACATTATATGAAATTTCATCAAACAATCAATTTGTTTTTGCCATGCAAACATCTATATGGAAAACAAAAGACTATATTCAACTATTAGAAAACGTACACGAAGAGAAATGGTTGGAAACATCAAGATATATGGATTATATGTCTAAAAATAATATTAAAGGTTTGTCACATTATGACAATGAACCTAAACGAGGTGGTAATCATTGGGATAGTAATGTGTATCCTTATATTGCAACCGCACTGGTTAAAGGTAAATGGATAACTAGTGAATATAACTATGAATTAAAACCATTGTTAGATAATTATAATATTGATATAAATAAAAGGGGTGTGATTTAAAATTATGATATTAGATTTAAAAGAATTAAAAAATAAATATAACATGAATATAACTGGTGTAATTCATGTTGGAGCTCATTTTGGTGAGGAACATAACACTTATAAAGATTTAGGGATTAATGATATAATTTATTTTGAACCAGTGAAAAAAACTTTTAATATTTTAAAAGAAAGAGTTACAGATGCTAAAATATTTAATTACGCATTAGGTAATGAAAATAAATTAATTGAAATGTATATTGAGGAAGCTGACGCTTTTGGGTGCTCGTCAATATTAGAACCTAGCTCAAATTATTCAAACGTTATTTTCAGTGAAAAAGAGATTGTCGAAATGAAACGTTTAGACGATTTTAATTTTACTGGATACAATTTTTTAAATATTGATGTGCAAGGATATGAATTTGAGGTCTTAAAAGGTTCTGAAAATCTTTTAAATGATATTGATTATATTTTATGTGAAATAAATAGAGAAACACCTATTAAACAACTAGATTACATTGGTGCTACAACAATAGATACAATAAAAAATTATTTATCAAAATATGGGTTTACATTAGTTGAAGAAAATTGGGCTGGTGTTTCATGGGGTGATGGGTTATTTGTTAAAAATTAAAAAATATGAAATTTATTGCGTTAAATTATAAATACAATTTAGATAAAATGTCTGAAATTGGTAGGAAATGGTCTTATGACGTTTATAAGAATGATGAGTTCATTTTAGATTATTCAGCAGCGTCATATGCTACATTTATCGATAAAAATAAAAATGCTATATTACATTTATATACTGATGAGGTAGATAAAATGAGAGAAAAGTTATTAAAATATAATATAGATATTGATAGAATAAAAATTATCGATTATTCAGAAAATTTAAAAAAATATGATAATAATTTAAAATATAGTTTTACAGTTTTAAATGATTTTATAAATTTTGCAAAATCGGATAGTGAATATACGATAAAAATAGATAATGATTTAATCTTTAATTCTGAATTACCTATTTTTGATGAGAATTCTGTATTAGTTTGGAAATATGAGAGAATAGTTAAAAATGGAGATTTAAGATGGGGTGAGATTAAAATATGTGACCATGTTTTAAAAACAACTGATTTTAAAATTTATAACTTAGGACTATTTGGATTACCAGTAAACTATGAGATTGAAGAAGCTAAACGAACAATGGAAGAAATGATTAATGTTGATATTTCAGACGTTACTGATGTTGACTCAAAAATATACCATTGTTGTGAACAAACCGCTAATAATTGGGTTTTTCATAAACATAATTATAATGTAATTGAAACATATAATTACGTTGACCATTTGTTTGATAATAAAGGTGAATGTATTATTAGGGCTAAATATCTATTAAAAAATGATTTTATATAATAGTAAGCTTTTTGCGGAAGACCCGTTAAATAAATTCCATTTAGAAGAATTTCATTCAGATAATAATATTGTAATACATTTAGGGTACAACGAACAAAATTTAATTAAACATGATGGACAAAAACATATCCTTATTGATTTGGGAAAAAGAAATCATTGGTTATCGAAATACTTTACAATTAATAGAAAATTTAGTATCTTTTGATAAAATAATACCAAAATAAGCTTTAGAGTATTTTGATTTATATAAAAACAATTTAGTTAAGATGAAAAAAAATAACATTATTTTAGATTGGTTAGACCATTACGGTGACTCTAATATAGATGAATTTGTTGAAAATCAATTAAATCAGAATAAGATGAAAAAAATATTAGTATTAGGTGGTGGCGGTTTCATCGGTGGTCACTTAGCAAAAAGATTAAAAAATGAAGGTCATTGGGTTAGAATTGTTGACATCAAAGAACATGAATATTTTAACCATGATGAAATTTGTCATGAATTTATAGTAGGTGATTTGAGAGACCCAATGCTTGTGTCTAGGATTATGTTTGCTCCAAATCAAATAAGTTTAGATGATAAAATTAACTCATTTGATGAGGTTTATCAATTAGCTGCCGACATGGGTGGTGCTGGTTATATTTTTACTGGAGAACATGATGCTGATGTTATGCACAATTCAGCGTTGGTTAATTTAAATATAGTAAAAGAAGCAACTCGCATGAGTATTAAAAAAGTGTTTTACTCGTCTTCAGCTTGTATGTACCCAGAACATAATCAATTAGACCCTAATAACCCAAATTGTGAAGAATCTTCTGCATACCCAGCTAATCCAGATTCAGAATATGGTTGGGAAAAATTATTTAGTGAACGACTTTATTTGTCATTCATGAGAAATTATGGGTTAGATGTTAGGATTGCTAGATTCCACAACATTTTTGGACCACAAGGTACATGGAAAGGTGGTAAAGAGAAAGCACCAGCAGCTATGTGTAGAAAAGCTGCTGAAACACCAGATGGTGGTATTTTAGAAGTATGGGGTGATGGTTCACAAACACGTTCATTTCTATACATTGATGAATGTGTAGAAGCCGTTTTAAGACTTATGGACAGTGATTTTACTGGACCAGTTAATATAGGTTCTGAAGAGATGGTAACAATTAATCAATTAGCACAAATGGCTATCGATTTAAGTGGTAAAAATATTACAATAAAAAACATTTATGGTGATGAATTTATAAAGAAATATGGTCATAAATGTCCAACTGGTGTTAAAGGTAGGAATTCAGATAACAAACTATATCATGAAAAAATTGGTTGGTCTGTTAATAAACCATTATTTGAAGGTTTAAAAGAAACATTTAATTGGATTGATAATGTCAGAAAATAATTTAGCGATAATAATACAAGGTCCAGCTAGTAATATTGAAGAACTTAAAACAGCTTGGAAAGACTATACAATAATATGGTCAACATGGGTTGGTAATGAAGAAAAATTTAATAAAGACGATATTGTAATTTTTAATGAACAACCAAAAGAACTAGGTGTACAAAATATCGCACTACAGAAAAAATCAACACTAGAAGGTATAAATAAAGCTAAGGAATTAGGTTTTGAAAGAGTTTTAAAATGGAGAAGTGACTTAATACCAAATAATAGTCGTTCATTAGTTAGCTTATTTAAAAAAAACCATCTTAATTTTTTAGCTTGGCATAATGATGGTAAATATTTTGTTGATTATTTTGTTGAAGGGCCAATAAATGAAGTGGCTTTGGCATGGGACATACCAACAATACATGGTCCTTTTTCTGAACGAATAACAACTGATAATATTCTTAATAAAAATAAAATTAATTTTAATTTTATTTTGAATGATTTATCTGATAATAATGAAATTTTTTGGGTTAAATATAATGTATTTTTATCTAAATATAATAATGATTTGGTTTACACTACTAAAATGATTTTATGATGATTAATAATGAAAAATTTATAAAAAACGCTTTTACTGAAGATGAATTAAAAAACGGTGCCTTTATTGATTTAAATGGTAAATGTCCTTTATGGACTACAAGTTTAATTGAATCAATAAAAGATAAAATAGACTTCAATGAAATAAAAGTAATATTGGATATTGGTTCTAGAGATGGTTGTCAAAGTTTAGAATTAAATAGATGGTTTCCACACGCTAAAATATACGCTTTTGAGCCAGTACAACATAATTACGAATTTACAGTTAAAAACGTTAATAATATTGATAAAATTGAAGCATATCCATACGCAATAAATAGCTATAACGGTAAAACTATTTTTTATGAGGTAATTAATGGTAATGTTGGGGCTAGTTCTTTGCTAAAAACTACAAATCATTGGAGGTCTTCACAATGGTTACAAAAAGAGACTGAAGTTGATTGTATATTATTAAGTGATTGGTTAAAAGAAAAGGAGATTAATCATGTTGATTTAATTTGGATGGACGTACAAGGTGCTGAAAAAATAGTTTTAGATAGTTTAGGTGATTATTTAACTAATGTTAAAATTATAGCAACTGAAATAGGTATTCAAGAATTATACGAAAATTCAACATCTAAAATACAATTAGAAGAAAAGTTAACAAATTTTATATCTATAAATGAATTAACTGAACCCTCAATGACTGAAATGGATGTTGTTTATATGAACAAAAATTTAATACATGGTTAAATTAATTATATTCGATTTAGATGGTGTTTTGATTGAAGCCAAAAATATTCATTACGAAACATTAAACAAAAGTTTAAAAATGGTTGATGAAAAATTTGTTATTAACTGGGAAGACCATTTAAGTATTTTTGATGGGTTAAAAACAAATCAAAAATTAGATATACTAACAAAAGAACGTGGTTTACCAAATGATAAACATAAATTAATATGGGATGAAAAACAAAGATTAACACTAAAAATGTTACAGTCTATAACGCAATCAACTGATTTACAAATGATTTTTAATAAATTAGTTAATGATGGGTATAAAATAGCTTGTTGTTCTAATTCTATTAGAAAAACTGTTTTAACTGTTTTATCTAAATTAGGTATTATAGAATATTTCGATTTAATTATTTCAAATGAAGATGTTAAGAATAGTAAACCACACCCAGAAATGTATTGGAAAGCGATTTCTAGTATTGGTGTATTACCAGAGGAAACATTAATAATTGAAGATTCCCCACATGGGTTATTAGCAGCTGCTAGAAGTAAATCACACGTATTAAGAGTATTATCACCTAAAAATGTTACGTATGAAAATATAAATAATAAATTAAACGAAATAAAAAATAATAAAACTATGAAAACACCAAAATGGGTTGATAATAAATTAAATGTATTAATCCCAATGGCTGGAGCTGGGTCTAGATTTGAAAAAGCTGGTTATACTTTTCCAAAACCTTTAATAGATGTGAACGGAGAACCAATGATTAAAGTCGTTAGTGAAAATTTAAATTTAGAGGCTAACTTTATTTACATCGTGCAAAAATCACATAGAGAAAAATATAATTTAGACACTCTTTTAAATTTAATATCACCAAATTGTACTATAGTTGAAGTTGATGGGTTAACTGAAGGTGCAGCGTGTACTACATTGTTAGCTAAAGAATTCATCAATAACGAACAACCATTAATCATGGCTAATTCAGACCAATTTATTGAATGGGATTCTAATGAATTTATGTATAAAATGAATGAAACTAATGCCGATGGTGGTATAGTTACTTTTTCATCAACACACCCTAAATGGTCTTTTGCTAAAATAGATAATAACGGTTTTGTCACTGAAGTTGCTGAGAAAAACCCTATTTCAGATATTGCAACCGTTGGGGTTTACTATTGGAAACACGGTTCGGATTATGTTAAATATGCTGAACAAATGATTAATAAAAACATTAGGGTTAATAATGAATTTTATGTTTGTCCAGTATTCAATGAAGCAGTTGCTGATTGTAAAAAAATAAGGACTTTTAACATCGAAAAAATGTGGGGTATTGGTACACCAGAAGATTTAAATTATTTCTTAGAAAAATATAATAAATAATGAAATTAATAGCACATAGAGGAAACGTAAATGGCAGACTTGAATCATGGGAAAATGAACCTACTTATATTGATTTGGCTATAACTAAAGGTTATGATGTTGAAATTGATGTTTGGTACAAAGATAATATTTTATGGTTGGGTCATGATGAACCACAATACGGTATCGACACTAAATGGTTAGTAGATAGAAATTCAAAGTTATGGATTCACTGCAAAAATATAGAAGCAATAGAATTCTTTAATGCTAATTTTGATACATTACCATTTAATTATTTTTGGCATGAAAATGATACTGTAACACTAACTAGTTTTAATTACATATGGGCTTTCCCTAATAAACAACCAATTAGAAATAGTATAGCTGTTATGCCAGAATTAAATGACGATGATATTTCAAATGCTATTGGTGTTTGTAGTGATTTTGTTGACAAATACAGAAAAAATTAGTAAATTAAAAATAAAATATGATACTTTTAACATACGGAACAAGACCAGAATATATCAAAATTAAACCATTGATAACAGAATTTGAATTAGAAGAAATTCCATTTAAAATTCTTTTTACTGGACAACATAAAGATATAGCAAATGGTGAATATGATTACAAATTAGAAATGACTGAATTGTCTGATAACAGATTGGATTCAGTACTTGCTAATTTAATGAATATCCCTTCATTTATTTTTGATGGTATAACACATGTATTGGTTCAAGGAGATACAACATCAGTTGTTGGTTTATCACTAGCAGCATTGCATAGAAAAATAGACGTAATTCATTTAGAAGCTGGGTTAAGGACATATGATTATGAAAACCCATACCCAGAAGAAAATAATAGAAGAATCGTTTCGTCTATCGCTAAAATCCACCTTTGTCCAACCAATTTAAACGCTGACAATCTTTTCAAAGAAAGAGTTTTAGGTCAAGTACACGTTGTTGGAAATACAGTATTAGACAATTTGGTAGAATATAAAAAAGAATGTGAATACCATAACAAAGTATTGGTTACTATGCACAGAAGAGAAAACCATGAGAATATTGATTTATGGTTTGAAGAAATAAACAAATTAGCTATTAAACATAAAGATTTAGAATTTATCTTACCGATACACCCAAATCCAAATGTGCAAAAACATAAAGATATTTTGACACATGTAACTATAGTACCACCAATGAATCATCATGAATTATTGGCTCTGCTAATCAAAACAAAATTAGTTATAACAGATAGCGGTGGTATTCAAGAAGAGTGTTCTTTTTTTAATAAAAAATGTCTTGTATGTAGGAAAATAACCGAAAGACCAGAATCGTTAGGGTTAACTAGTTTTTTAATTGATGAACCTAAAAATTTGATTAAAAATTTTGAGCACCATTTGTTAAATTATAAAGTCAACGTTGTTTCACCATATGGTGATGGATATTCAGCTGAAAAAATATCTAAAATTTTAAAGAACTTGTTACAATAAGATATTTATAATAAAGTTATATATGAATAAAAAAACAACTACATCAAGAACAACTAGAACAACAACTAGAACAAGAAAAACTGACTCTGTTGATGAAGCTTTCTTAAAAGGACCAACTGTTTTACTGTCTCAAATAAAAATAGATATCAAACATAAGAATGAGACGCAAAAAAAATTAACGACTTCTATTAAAAACAATGATGTTACTTTTTGTACTGGCCCAGCTGGTACTGGTAAAACATTATTAAGTGTTGCTGAAGCATTACTACTTCTTAAAAATAATCCAGACATTTATCGTGAAATAAAATTAGTCAAATCGATTGAACAATTAAAAGGTGAAGACTTGGGTACATTACCAGGTGATGAAAAAGACAAGCTTAAATTTATCATGATGTCTTACTTTGATGCTTTCTATAAATTAATCGGTGAAGAGTTAACAAACAAATTAATGGAAGCTGGTTATATCAAAATGGAAGTTTTTGGGTCAATACGTGGACGTTCATTTTCTAACTGTATCATTATTATGGATGAGTACCAAAACGTAAGACATAAGCACTCTAAAACGTTTTTAACTAGGTTCTCTGAAAACACTAAAATTATTGTGTTGGGTGATACTGGTCAGATTGACTTAAAAGATGAATCTGAAAGTGCATTAGAAGATATAGTAAAAGACGTTTTAGAAACACCAATTGAAGGTGTTGCAGTTGTAGAGTTTAATTCTAAAGAAGTTGTTAGACATAGATTGACTAGCTATTTTATAGACATTTACGATAGAATGAAAAAACGTAAAGAATATGAAAAAATATTAACTGTAAAAATAGTTAAACCGCAACCTCCAAAAACAAAAACATTTAAGGAAAAAACGTTTACTGAAAAATTTTTATCATTTTTTAAAAAAATATAAAACTTTGCTTTACTTATAGATAATTAGTCCTTAGATTTGTTTTATGAAGATAGGGATAACTACTGTTTAAAAATTTCTTTAGTTAATTTATTAACTCTAATAAATTTATACATCTTTTTGTTATCCTTAATAAATTCACTTTTATTTTCATATTCTTTGAATTTATTTTTAATTAAATGTTTACTATTACCATCCAATTAACTATAATTGTTCATAGGATAATAAAAAAAATAAAAAAAATAATTATGGCTGTTATTGGAGTCTGTTTGAACGAGGTATTACGTGATTTTATCGGACAATTCGCTTACACTTACAATAAGTATATCAAAGAAATTGATATAACTAATGACGATGTAACTAGTTTCGATTTAATCAACCATTTTGAGTTTGAAGACACTAACAAACTTAATAGGTTTCTATATTTAGAAGCCCCTCTAGAAATTTTTGGTCACGCTGACCAATTGTCAGATGGTCTAATGAACCATTTTAAT